ATTTGTATGCAATCGGCTTGGGTAATGGCATTTACCTCTATGAAGTTACGCCCTATGCGGCTGTATATTTCTTTATAGCCTTTTTTGTTGAGTTTGAGTCCTCGTTTGATACGTTTTTCGAGGAAATCGGTAGCGCACATTACAATACCGCAATGCTCTTCTAAGAGGTTGTAAAGGGTGATAAAGAAGTATAATACTTGGTCGTTTACTTTGTCGAACTCGTCTAATAGAATTACTGGGGTTTCAGTAGATTTTAGCACGCGTACGGCTTCGTTTACCATTTCGTTTACAGTGAGCCCGCTACTGTCGCGCCCCATTGCTGCAAGGAGTTCGCCCATAAAGGCTTTTTTATTCCAGAACTCGTTGCATTGTACCATATAGGCGTTCGGATTTTCTTTTTCGTAAAGCTGCATTGTTTTGGTTTTTCCACTACCTGCAGGAGCGATGATAGCATATACTTGGCTGTGCTCTTGGGCATCGCTGATAAGGGCTGTAAGGGTTTGGTAAGCGGCTGTTTCTACACACACCCAGTCTTCTTTGGCGAATATTTGGGCTTTGATGAGTCGCCACATTTTATCGGCTATACTGTCCCAATTGCCTTTAAGTACTTGGGTAATAGTGGCAGCTGATACGCCTTTGAGGGCATTGGCGGCTTTGTTTTGGTTGCCTTTACGGTTGCAAAAATCGTTGAGGGCTTGGGCGATTTGTTGTTTTTCTTGTGTATTCATTGTATCAATGTTTATTTATTAATGATTATAGTATATTGCTGATGGTTATGGGAGTGCTTTCGAGGGCTTCCCATTGCTCATCGTCCCAAATGGTATTAGATAAGGCTTTTTGGTAGCTGCCAAAGGTGTCGGCAGTGGTAAGTTTTCTGTTTTTTCTACGACTTTCTACTCCTTTGACGGCGGGGAGGCTTAACCCTTGTTGGTGAGCACTCATACCGAATTTTTCTAACAACTCTTCGGTAGTGTCGCGACGGCTGATGCGTTTCTCATCGGTGAGGCTTTGTACTTGTTTGAAGTAGGCAGCTTCAAAGTCGTCTTGCTCTTGTATATTGCGGTGTACTTCTTTCTTAATTTCGGCACCTGTTACCATTTTAAGCCCTAATGGGGTGTCTTCGTAAAGGTATATAAGGTCTACATTGTCGGGGTCAAACTTCACTACGAATTTTTTGCCTATATTCTTTTCTAACCAATCGACATCAGGCAAGCCGTCTGAACGGTAGACCATATAGCTGTATTTTTGTTTCTTTTCGGTGAAGCTAATACCCGAAGCATCACAAGTGATGGGCTCTTTGCGAGTAACCCAAAAGAGGGAAATCATATCCCACATTTCTACTTTTTTAGTATCGGGGTTATAGCTTTCGTAGTACATTTGTATGCGTGGTTTGCCTGTTTTTGGGTGGGGGGCTTCATTCCACTCACGCCTGCGTTGCAAGTAACGTTCTTTTACCTCATCAAGTGTGGGGAGGCTTTTTTGATTGGCAAGTATGTATTCCATATTGGCTTTACTCTCGTCTTTTTTGGTAGTGATATTCATACCCGAAAAGAACCAATCACGCTTTAGGTACTGACTTTGCAACCTACCGAATACACTCTCAATAGTTTTCGACTTACCATTGTAAGGCTTAGTGGCAGTTTGCACTTTTGCTATCTTAGTAAGGAAGTCGCCAGAGGTGAGTTTCTTATGTCCACCTTGGTTATCGTGCGCTATTTGGTAAGGGCGATAGCCTGCCGTTTGCACTGCCATTTTGTAGGCATTGTATTGGGCTATATAGTCTTCTTTAGGACCTATGTAATACCCTAAAAGTACTTCGCTATAGGCGTCTATCACTTCATATACTTGGCAGGTAGCCATTTTGCCGTTTTCGTCTAAATAATAGTAGTTGAGTTTTGTACCATCGCTGTACCAAAGGCTGTCGCGCATTGTAGGCAGTTTGGTTTTGTGTTGGAAGCCGTACTTTTCTTTGTAGGCGAGCTCTCCGTAGCGGTGTCCCCACCATAGGGGCTGTATTTCCTCATCATATAGGTAGTTATAGAACGTTTTTTCGTCCTTAATGAGTTTCCATCCTTCGGCGGTAGCCTTATCGTTAAACTCGGCGTGTAATTGTGTGAGACTGGCGCATTTATTTACTTGGTTGCACCAGCGAGCGAGTGTCCATTCGGCAGCTACTCCTGTGAGTTTAGCGGCAGTTTTATTGAGGTATCCGCTGTGTATAAGCCCCTCGTAGCCTGCTACAGGGTAGCGTTTAGAGGTTTTTACACCTTTGAAAGCAAGGGCTTTGGCTTTGAGGTCGCGGGGGTTGGTAGGCAGTTTGTGTTTATAGGTATGACGAGGTAGCTGCGCAACTACGTTTGCCATATTGTCCCACACTTGCTTATTACCGAACTTTTTGCGTACTACTACGTTGGTAGCAATGAAGTAGCAGGCAGAGAGTATCATAGCGTTATGCGTGTACTCTTTTTGTCTATCTTCGGGGATAGCGGTTTGTTCGCCCTCATCACCTTCAACGGTATAGGTAGCAAAGAAGTCCTCAGCATAGTGGTCGGGGGAGATGTAGTCTTCAAAGAGGATGTGCTTAGTGCGCTCGTAGGGGTCGCATTGTGAGGTTATCTTATCTTTGAAGCGTTCGGGCAGTGAATTGAATACTACCCAAGCGGTGCGCCCGTTACCTCCTATATTGAGCTTTTTGAGGTTTTTACGTTTGGCGAGTTGCTTATAATTGCTTTCGCTCATTATTTGCCCCTCTCCGTATAACCACGAAGCTGATACACATAGTATGTTATTGATATATTCAAACATAGGTTTATATTTTTTGGCATTGGCGTTTGCCTTGCTCCCCAGTGCAGTTGCGAGCTGCGCTTAATGCTGTTGGTCATACCAACCACTGGGGAAAACAACAATAAAATCAAAATATAAAAAACGTGATGTAATGTTATTAGTGGTACTTCACTGGCTTGTGGTACTCTATTTTTTCTCTTTTTACAACGACACCTAAGAAGGTAGTGCGTATCTCTCTGCCGATGATAAGGAAGTCATCATTGAGGAGGTAAATGGTTTTTACTTTCATTTTAAATTAGGGTTTAAAAGGTTTTAAATGCTTCCCAAGGCGGTTGCGAACCGCTGCAAACTTTCTCGCCGTTGGTCGTACCAACCTTGGGAAATAATTACTAACTTTGTGGCGTCTAATTTTAATTTTAGTAATTATGAATAGTAATCTTGTTAAACTTGCTGAGTTTGCTCAGCTTTCTGATTTTACTTTAGTTGAGTTGTTAAATGTGCTTCATATAATGCACAAAGTAGCTCCTAATCACCCTTTTATTTCGGTATTGCAACCCTTTAGTTTTAAACTTGCACAAGAGGGGTTAGATAATGGTGATATAAAGAACGTACTCAACACCGTTAATCAGTTTGTTTTGCTTATAGGAGAAGAAGTCTCCTCAGCCTCTTGAGCTCTTTTAAGCAAAATTCTTAGGAGCTCTGTTTGCTCTTCTACAACTTCTCGTACCATTGGTGCGAGAAGTTTTTTTAGTAATCTTTTTATCATATTTAGTTATTATTAGTTGCTTTACTTACTGCTAAGTTGATTGCTTTTACAATGGTAGAGATGACTTTTTCTCTAAGTTCTTGGAGGTTCCCCGACTTTTCGTTGGTATATATTACTGTAGGGGTAACAAGGTTATTAATGGTAATATTGATACCTTTGTTAGTATTGTGCTCTTTGGCTCTTTTAACTTGTTCCTCTTTTTGCATACGCCTATCTCTTTCTATTAATACACCTATGACTTCTTTTTTAAGAGGAGCTAACTCTTCGGCTACTAATGAGGTAATGACTTTTTTTAATAACTTTTTCATAGTGTTATGCTTCATAAAGTTTTAATTCTAATTGTACTACTTGTGGCAGTCCTTGGACCTTGGTAAGCTGCTGATAACCGTTGCGCAGTTGCAAAAGGGCTTCGGCAAACTCTTTATTTATATACCACTTGCCTTCGGCGGTGCGGTAGAAGTGCTGGGGGTGTTTTTTGATGCGGCGAAAATACTGCCCACTGGTAACTGAGTACTGGTGTAATAGCAACCACTCTATATAGGGCAGGGCTTCCTTGCCATAAACATTGAGAGAGGGGGGCATTTTGATATGAGTAAGGGCTTCTAACTCTTCCCAACGGCGATTGACCTTAATACGAAGTTCTACACTATAACCTGTAAGGAGGTCGAATGTTTGCATACGTGTTAGCTCAAAATAGGGGTCTTTTCTTTGTCGTCCTAACCCTAAGTCACTGATTCTGTGTTTTAACTCAATTTTGGGGAGATACAATTTTTCATATCCTTTGTTGAGTTCACGAATATCACGCATAACGTTGTCGTGCCGTTTACCTGTTAGCTTTGCAATCTCAAAGCTGGACATTGTTTGCTGAATGGTGTTAATTAAATTGTTCATTTTGCTGATAATTGTTAATTAAATTTTCGCGTTCTACTATAAGGTAATAAAAAGCTTTATAGGCTTTCTCGTCTCCTCTTTGCAAACGCATTCTCGTAGCATCAGTGCTACAATTTAACATCTTAGAGAGCGTATAAATATCGCCCGTTTGTTTTTTTTGTTCGCAAAAGCGAACAATCTCAGAAAATTGTATTACTTTTGTCATTATTATAATGTTCGTTTGTTTTAACGGGGCAAAGATATAGAGATTTCTCTAATATGCAAAATATTTTTAGAGAAATTTCTAAAAATATTTTATTTTAATTTGTAACTATATGAATATGAGTACGAAAGAAAGATTAAAAAAATATGTAAAAAGTCAAGGATTAACAATTTCTGCTTTTGAAAAAGCAATAAATGTTTCTAATGGCTATATAAATAGTATATCCAAAGGTATTGGAGGTGAAAACTTAATGGCTATAATAGAGAAGTCTCCAAATTTAAATATTAATTGGTTATTAACAGGAGAAGGCGAAATGCTTAAAAGAACTGAAAAAGGAGGTATTAGCCAAACTATTTCGGGAGATAATAACACTATGTCAGGCAATGATACCTACATAGGTAGTAGCGACAAGGAAACTATTAAGGAGCTAAAAGAACGTCTTGCTGAAGCTGAGAGAAAATTGGAAGAGAAGGATCAGCAAATAAGCAAACTAATCAATGTAATCGAAAAACTAAACTCAATATGAAAAACGTAAAACAGTCAATCAAAGGAAACAATAACTTACAAATTGTAACCAACAATGCCCCCATTATTCACACGGGGAAACTAACCGCAAAGGTAAATGTAGTACATAACCCTGAAAACCACATCTCAGATGCACAAGCTCAACAAATTAAGGAAAAGGTAATAGAATGCGCTACTATACTTGCTTCTGATGGGAGTAATAAAAAATCTCTTATTCAAAAACAATATGGAAAACTCTATAAAAGATACGGTATACCTAAATACTCCTTATTACCAAAAGAAAAGTTTGAAGATGCTATAAAATGGTTAAAAAGAGAGGTGGCAGCAAGTAGAAGAGTTTTAAAGGATAATGCACCAACTGAATGGAGAAAAGCACAATACGCCTCTATAAATGCAAGGGGTAGACAAATAGGAATGGATAGAGAAGCCCTTTTAATCTATGCTACACAAGTATTGGAATTAGCTAATACCTTATCTTCTTTAAAAGATTTGGAAGACGAGCAGCTACAAAAGCTGTATAATAAAATGTTTGGGAAAAGGTAGTTGCCAGAAGACCAAAAGGGAGAGCGTTATGAGGAGTAACGCTCTTTCTAACTTAAAATATGCTGTAAATCAGTATGTTATACATAAAATACCCTTATTATTATGGTAATACCCCCCGCACAATATGCCCAAAAGTGCCAAAAATGGCTTTATATAGGTATTATACCCCCGCCTTAATACTACCCAAAAAGGGGCTAAATGTAACCCCAACTGTAACCCCAACTGTAACCCCAACGCCCAAAAGTAGCTTTTTGAGCGTGGAGGTAGCAGGGTACCTTTTGGGGGTGTTTTCTACCCTCTTTTGAGGTAGCTTAGCGGTAGTTATAAGACACAAAAAAACGCCCAA